GCCCAGTCTTTACGGCTCTCTACGTCAGAATCAACTAACCCTATTAAGTCACTCACTAGCTCATTTAGAAGTCCTTCATCTAAAAAATTTACTAGGTTAGCGTCAAATTCCATCTCGCTTTCTTCAAGCCCCGGAATTATAGTGATCTCCATGCTACCGTCAGATAGAGTGACCATTTCAGGATCGACTATCTCTATCTCCAGTCCTTCTTCCATCATCTCGCCTTCTAACCCTTCTTCCATCTCTTCGCTTTCGATGCCTTCGGGGGCAGCATACAAACCTTTCTCAATTGCCATGATCTAACCTCTTAATAAAACCCGCTACCGCGATGTTTAAAATATTTAATTTCTTCTGGCTCATCAGTAGGTAAACGTATAAAGCCGCCTTGCCTGAACCGCATAAGTGCCATAACTGTCGAATCCACTAGATCGTCGTGGCTCATAAAGGGAAACCCCGCGATCTCTTCTACTACTTCTTCTGCCCATCTAGTCTGGGGAACCCAACATAGACCTGACTGTACAATATCGGATACAGAGTTTAGACGTGCTAGCTTATCACCAGAACCCCTATGAGGAGTATATTCTTGTACAAGCAGCCCCATACGGCGCATTTCTTGGTACAAAGCTACACCAGAACTCTTTTTCTCTACTATGAAAGCGTCTGGTTCCCAGTCTGTATATTGCTGCATAGCTAACTCTTTAAGCTCATGGAACTCCATACGCTCTTTTATACTATTAAGCAAGATTATATTATACGCTGAAGTCTCCTCATTAAGGAAGACTCCCCACGTAGTAAGTGCAGTATAGTCGGCACGATTGTGTTTCTCGGCTGCGGAGTCTAGCGACATGATTATGTACTCGCAAGACGGAGGCCGTTCCTTCTCCCACTCGTTCCACCACTCTCTTTTAACTAGCGCGGCTTCTTCAGCAGTGGGCTGCTGCTGGTACTGAGCGTTCCACTGGAACGTAGGCATGGATGCCTTGGTACGTAATAGAGCCTCAAGGTCAAAGAACTCAGGCCATAGGGGCTTCTGTATGGGCTTGCCTGTGTCTGGGTCATCTACATCTAATATAGCGGGGAACTCTATGACCTCATACTGGTCAGAGCGCTCGTTCTGGGCCATGTCCTTAACAACACGCCCTGTTAGGTCGTCCATGTGCCATCTAGTCTGGATAATAGCTACACTACCCCCCGGCATTAGGCGCGTACGAGCACCGAACGTGAACCACTCATATGCCTTCTCAAAGACAACAAAGTTACCATTAATCACGTCTTGCTCTGAATGGGGATCATCCACCAACAATAAGTGAGCACCACGGCCCGCCAGTGCTGAACCAACACCACATGCGTAGTACTCTCCACCTACACTAGTATTCCAACGACCCGCTGATTTGGAGTCACTGGCTAGCTTTACAGTGGGGAATATGGCCTGATATTCGGGTGTAGAGATCAAATTACGTACTTTACGGCCAAAATCTACCGCTAAGTCGGTTGTGTGCGACACCATCATTACTTTCTTGGTAGGATTACGCCCCAAATACCACGCGGGGAAGAAAATAGACACTAATTGTGACTTACCGTGGCGCGGAGGGATGTTTACGCAGGCTCTATCCTTTACCCCACTCTCAATTTCCATGAGTAGGTTAGCCAAAATGCGGTGGTGCTTGCCCACAATGAAGTCAGGCATCATAGCTTTGCAGAACGCGATCAAATCGTCATAGGATATCTGGTTCTGTTTTCTAGAAGATAGCTCATCTACAAGTCTTTCTATTTCTGCCGCTTCGTCGGGCGTAAACTCATCAATATTGTCCAGCATATGCCGGATTTCTGCTTGAGTAAAGTCCTCAGACGTGCTAGGCATCCTTACTTACCCCCAATTCCGCGTCTAGGTCAATGATTTCACCGTCTAGAACGATCTCTTCCGCCGGATTTACTAGTTTTTCTAGCTTCCTACGCAGTTTAGCCTTCAAATCATCTGTTGACTGATGTGTAACAGTAACTTCAGACTTCTCTGCGAACAGTCCTACGTCCGAAATCTTACCCAGTAACTCCAACGCTCGAATACGTACGCGTGGATCGGGGTTCTCGGTCTCTAGGATTAGCTTATTGGTTACTAAGTGACGCACAGAAACGGCTGACTCCACTACAGAGGCACCAAATTCCGTGAGTATGTTGCCTGTAAGCACCAGTGAGGCTGGGGTCAGGTTAGCCATACGTTTGTTTGTTGCTTTCTTAGACGTCTTTTCAGGGTCGTCGGCATACGCTATGGCAAGTTTAGCTGCCACGTCCTCGTCTTCTTTATTGGGTTTAAGTTCTAACCCGTGTTCTGCTAGCTCTAAGGCCGTTGTTTTAGCTGCTTGCACGCGGACATTCAAGTCCACCGCAGGATCGTCATCAAATAGCGGAACCCCAGTTTCAGGTTCGAGTTTAATAGTCATATTGTAATCGCAGGTTGTTAAACCGGAGCGCCTTTGTAACATACTTGTTATCTAGAAACAAGCATACCATTTATGGTATGACCTCCATGAATATTATGCATTTCCGATCATAGGCGATACTTACTATAATAGCGCCTCTTTTACCCCCTACTTACTTCGAGGTTATTTTGTGTTTAGTTTTACTTTATTTATTGTTTCTGCGTGTGTCATCACAGTCGTAGGACTTCTTGTTATTGCAGTTGAAGACGGTCTTCCCTTCTAAATGTCTTGAGCCTATGCAGACCCTCCGCCATTTTTTCTTCAGTGAACGTGCGGGGGGATATTTGCGAGCCAATTCTATTCCCCAACTCATCCAGCGTCTTTACAATTACCCTCTCCTTCTCTAACGCAACAAACATATAAAAATCTGCTACCTTTGACGTACGTAGGTTAAAGGAATACCTACGGCGAATACCTTTCTTCCTACCCAATTCAAGCTCGTAGGCAGACTTTACCTGTAGGGTAAACATAGTGCCGTCGTGTGACTGGCACCACAGGTCTACGCCGGAACGATCTACATGGTGGCACTCTATGCCATGCTTCTCCAACGTGTACATAGCGAAGAATTCGCCTATCCTTCCCGTGCAAGTACTAGATTTAAGAGTATTCATGGGGAACCCAGCGTACATGTATAAAATTTTTTTTCCAACAGGTTTTTAAAAATAGGTGGGGGGAACGGCCTCATTGAGGGGGGTGGGGGTCTCAAACTCAGAAAATAACGAATTATTCGTGGAGATTAGTAATATACAGAGCGTAGGGACTCCAACCTGACACAGCGGGTGGTGGGGGGCGGGTGGGGTAATCATGCGGTCGATTTGCTAGGGCGCTGTTAGGTTTGTTATAAAGCGTTCTAACATTCGGAGCCTATCTATTGCTATCTCACCCTAACCTGTTATCATAGACCCATCTTAAGCAATAATGCTTTTGATAACTACTAAAGGTTTTATATCATGTCAAATACAAATGAAGCGAAAGCACTACCTACACGTTGGAATTCAGATCTGGCCACTGCTATTACTGGAGTAACAAAGGCGGGCGAGACATTGACCGGTCGCTACAGTGTGACCATCGACCTACTGGTAGCATCGGGGATGCTATGGACGGACTTCATTAGCCCTAAGTCAGAAGGGTCTACTGCTACCATAGAGCTACAAGCGGCTATTAAGGAATCCATTATAAAGGGAATGCCAGCGGCCAAGCGCAAGTTACTAGCCACGCCAGCCAAGGCGCTAGATGAGGATGGTAAGGCTGCCAAGCGAATAGCCCAACAGTCGGTAGGCGCTTACATGGGCGGGTATGCCAAGCATATGAAGGTAAGAGCACACGGCAAAGCCGACTCCAAGCGAGCCGCCCAACAGTCGGAGGGCGAGGCCGGTGCTAATGAAGATGGCAAAGCCCAAGCTACGGCCGCCAAGGTACTGGAATCCATCTTACAAGCTGGCAAACGTGCCCAAGCCGATGAAGCCCCAACCTATGACGTAGTGGCACTGGTGGACTTACTAGCCAAAGCCGCCCAGATTGTTAACACTCCAGTCGAACCCAAGCACTAGCAACCACCGGCCAAGGATGGCCAACCCATACAGGACAAATTATTATGGACAAAATAGTTGATGCGGCACTGGCCGCGACAATAGTAATT